TTGAGGGTTGACGTACCCGGATGGATTGATGTTTGCCAAAGCCCCAAGGCCTTCTGATTGGCCCTCATCAACACCATCGTATATTGTGCCAGAATTAGGGGTGTCGTCTGCCAAGTGATGGTTATTGATCTCGTCTTGGAGGGTGGGGGGCTCATAACCGATAATTTCATCGGTTGGGTTCCCTATCCAGTCTTGGTCGCCAGTCTCCGGGTCTGGTTCGCTAAAATACCCTGTTGTATAAGAGCTCTCGTACCCAAAATCATCCTGACCAAGATCTGTTTGCTCGGGCATGGGCTGAGTCCCGTAGATAGGTTTGCCTGGGGGTGTGGAGGTCGTGTCGGCCGGGGGTGTGGAGGTAACGCCTCCTAAAGTCCCAAGGTCTGCGGTCGTGTCGGCCGGGGGTGTGTCGGCAACAAATACATCATTATATCCTGCAATGTATTTGTTGCCCATCCAGTTTTGGTCGCCATACTCATTTTGTGGACCAAAATACCCTGTTGAATAGGAGCTATCGTACCCCATAGTGTCATCGCCCTGATCCGTTGCTTGGGGTCTGGGCTCGGTTCCGTAGATAGGTGTCGCACCGTTATTTGCAGTGCCTTTGACCATTGGCATTAGAAAGACTCCTTCTCTTCATTAGACTCTTGTCCCGCGGCGACAGCTGCGCCAAATAGCGGGACCCCTTTCAACACGCTGTCGCGCATCTTTTTGGTGATGGGGAGGTTCCAGACTTCCGTATCGACAAGCTCGTTTTGAATAAATTGTTCTGCCTCTGCCCGTGTACTAAAATCACGAACTTGCCCACCGTTTACTTTGTCAACGACAGTGAACCCGTCAGCTTGGTTCTCAACCACTTCAAGCACACTGGCAGGCCCATCAGTTTGGATTTTGGTCGTCCCAACCTTTGCACCGAACTTCTTGCCAAATTTATTGGCATAGTTCTTGATCATCTTATCATAGAAACCCTTCATGCCCTCGCCGCCGACTTCGAGATCAGTGTCAAAATACGCCTCTTCTACTTTATTTTGACCGTGTATTTTTTCGGCTAAATGTTTACCAACAAGATTTTCTAAATCAGCAGGCTTGACGTTATCCTGTTCCATCAATATCCCGACAGGGCCAGTACGACTTTCAACACCGTAGATACGAAATGTACCGTCATCATTTCTTATTGCCCTTAATTCATCAATCTGACTACTCAGATCATACCGCTCGGCCTGCACTCTGCCGGGGGTCCACGCTACGCTGTCGTAGCCTTCCTCTGCCGCCATACGCATCACCCGGCGAAGCGAGGCTTCTTGCCATGTCTTCTTGAGCGGGGCGTCTGGGACGCGATTTTTCATTGCGCTAAGATTATAAGTAGCTGAGTTATCTAATTGCTCCTGTGCCATCAATATGGCGTCTTCGGCACTTTTGATATTAAACTCAACCAATTCACCGTTATCCAGACGTGACATCGGAGACGTAATATTGGTAATAAATTGACCACTCTGGTCACGAACTTCCCAAACTTCGCCGCCAACCTTTTCCATTTTTTCCGCTGATAATTTTCCTGTGGGCGTCTGATATCCCGTCTCCCGGCCTTTCTGGTGCCAATCGCTCTGGATCTCTTCAACGAATAGGATGCGCTGGCCGTCAGGGCCAGTGCGGTCATTCAAACGAATGTGGGCGATGACGTTGGGGTGCTCTCCTCCGTAGTGGCCACCTCGAAAAGTGTCAGGGGCTAAGTCATCGCCGGGAGCAGCCGCATAGTCTGGATACCGCTCTTGTATTGTTGCGTCATCGATGCCCGGCACGCGCCTTTTGTATTCGGCGGCATATTCGTCAAACGTCATCGCCTTCTTAGGCAGCGTCAGCAGCAACTCGCGGTAGTTCTCGCCACCGGGCAGCGTGTACTCACCGAATTTTGTATAACCTCCGGTCCCGACAGTATCATCTGCCGTAGTGCCGTACCGCTCTAGCAACTCCGTGTCCGGCATATTTCGCGCTGACTCTAGCGCCTCTTCATACGCTTCTTGCCGTGCGACAGACTGTGAGCTTGCTACGCGCAATTCTCCTCCAAAATCATAAAGCGGTTCGTCATACAGATATGTTACGAACCCGCCTTCGTCTGGGTCATATTCAAATTCATATTCATCAACAGTGTTTGTTGCCTCAATTTCACGCAGACGCTCTAAATCATCGTTTTCTAATCGACGGCCTCCTTTAACGACCTCCTCAATCCGCACTTGATTGGCGTCCACGTACTCTTGGATCTCGGCCTTGGTTACGTTCTTCTTGCCCTTGAGAAAATCATCCAGCCCGGTCCACGACATTTCCTCGGCCTTAACGCCGGGGCTCTTGGCAATCATGGCAAGCATCTGGGAGCCGTTGCCCTTGTTCTGCGGCAGCGCATCGACGGCACGGGACACTTCTGAATAGAAACCCTGCGGGTCAATGTCCGCGGCCGGGGGTTCAGGGATGATCTTGTCCACGACCGGGGCTTCAGGGGTAATTAATCCCTCGGCGTCTAGGCGCTTATAAGTGCCCTCAAGCCTTCTGGCCCCAGCCTCAGTCAAGCCCCCCGTTGGTGCTGAAGGGTTTTCGCTTCGGAATAAATATTGCAGCTCAGACCCGATACCGCTGCCCTGCATCTCCTGTACGACGGCAAGTTCAGTCCCGTTATCGCGTCCTTGGATGTAGCCGACAACGTCCTGCTCGCCAACGTCCGGGTTGTAGGCTGTCGCGTAGTAATCTCCATTCGCGCCTCTGTGCAGGGTGACGCCGTTGTCCAGCTCCTTTACAGCCTCCGCATTCTTGGGGAGCATCCCATACATATCGCCCATGGCGAGGTTGGGACGATCCTCCGCAGGAATGATGCGGCCGCCAGGGTCTACGCGCTGACGATACTCCTCAAATCCAGTATCAACCTCTGTCACTTCATCAAGCGAATTAGGGTCATAGCCAAAACGCTCGATGTTTGCCTGACGACGCATCTCGGCCACTTCGGTGGCTCTATCTACTTCAGGGGCCACGATAGCCCCCCGATTAGCTTCGTCATACAGTGGCGGTGATTTTGAAGCGGAATCCAAATATTTTTGTGCATCGGGGACTTCTGTGCCGAACTGGTCAGTCATTGGCTTGAGTTGAATAAGTTTTTCCATTGGGGCAGTATTTGGCCCCGAGACCATTGATGGTGCCGTCTGGGGGAGTTTCCCACCTAAAGAGCGGAGGAAGCCCTTGACAGGTTTCGCGGCCATCCTAATTCCGGGCACAATCTCTGCTACACTAAGAGCCGCGAGCCCTGTGGCCAACCCGGCGTCTATCGCCCCGCCCAGTGTGTCTCCCTCTTCAAATTTTTTCCCAACATCCTCGAAATCCCTCTTAGCCTGATCGAGGGCAAAAACAGCGCCCATCGGGGTAAAGTCAGTGAGGCCAATGCCCAAAGGGATTTCAGGGTCAGCTGAATTCATATCGCCAAAGATCTTGCGGGAATATTTGTAGGCGGTGTAGGGGTCTACGCTGAGGCCAATCCTAGAGCCGAGCGTGCCCGGTCTCCCTTGTAAGTTATCAGCGGCCCAATCTACAAAGTCCTGCTGCAAACTCTTGTCCTGAGCTTCAAGTTTTGGCTCTTTGACAATGCCTTGCAACGCACCATTCGGGCCAAAGTCCTCAGCCATTACACTTGTCCTGCGGATAATTCACGCGCAAGAATATTTAACGTCTCCTGAAAGCCTTTATCAAGTTCCTTAGCTGCCTTGGCGAATTTCCGGGGACTGATGTCCTCAGTGCTCAAGCCCCGGCGCTTCAAGAAGCTCTTGGCTGCTCGGATCTCTGCATTGGCTACTTTTTTAATCGCTGCCTTGGCCATCAATCACCACGCCTTGCACGACCAATATCGTGCCTTTGTTTTTGGTCCGGGGTTTTCGCAGTTGTGCCGAGCCCGGAAATTACTCCTGCGGCCCTTTTGATTTTTCTTAATCCGCATGTTTGGGTCACCAAATGTCACACGCTTCACCCTGTCTCCATCCATAACATATACGGCCGATTTCTTTTTACCATGGCTAGTCTCACCCTTGGCAATGCGCCGGGGCTTGTTCAGTGTGACTTTGCGACCTTTGTATGTGGCCATTACTTCTTGACCATCTTCTTAGCTGTGGGAGACAGATCCTTCCGGTGGACTAGGAACTTGCTGGAGGCAGTGTGCTTCGCCCCAGACATGACCTTGCCATTGTTGTCTTTATGGGTAGCACCCTTGTGCTCTTTGCCGTTCTTGAAATAATGCTTAATGCCTTTAGCCATTATAATTCTCCCTCTTGGCGCTCTATGTCTGCTTCAATCGCATCATCTTCGATCTGTTGATCTATAGCAGCGTCCTCACACTGGTCTTCAAAATCATCCATTATACTCTCCGTTTCTTTTGCTTCTTTGCAATCTTTTTAAACGCGCCTTTGGCTGGCGCACCCTTGGCCCCAACCTTTCGCATCTTCTCGTCAGAGCCAGCCTTGATGCGCTTACGCTTGGCGTAAATGTTGGCGTAAAGTCCGGGTAGCTTTGGTTTCTTTTTAGTAGCCATCTCTTGTAATCCTTTAAGGAAGAAAGTATAATATTTTTTTATTTTGAGAAAGGAAACAAAATGGACGAGAGAAATAAAGAGGCGCTTTTAGATGAAATATGGAAGATAGCTCTAGAAGCATCCCCAGATTCAGAAATAGCCCCCGAAATTCTAGTTAAGTTAGAGCTACTCAGCCCTATGCTTGATAATGCCTTGGGTCTAAATGAAAAGAAAGTAAAGAGGTTCATTCTATTTGGCCTTCAAAAAGCTCAGTAAATTGATTGACCTCATCGATCATTTGATCATCAACCCTCTGCTGGATTGACGGGGTCATAAGAAATGCCCTCTGCGGGTTAGCTTTGCCTGTGGCTTTTGATCTTTCAGCCATCTTCTCGAAAAAGTTTCTCCATATCAGCTCACCGGGGACTTGCCGTGGCAGTGCACCCAAATAATCTCCTCTAACTTCTGTGTCATAAGTTAGATGTTTCGAGGGAAATGTTTGGGCCGAGTCAATAGAGCTTATGGCTTTGCCCGTTGTAAAAGAAGGAGCTGTCAAAAGATCCGGGTCAGTAATAGATGCTCTAATCACCCCAACATCAGGGAATCCCATTTTTTTGAAAGCAGCCTTATCCATCTGCTGCCACAGCTCTCGCCTAATTGTCATAGGCATTTTATCTAAATATTCACGAACATCTGTGGATAATATCCCCGGCCAGTCAGGGTCTATTATTTTTTTAATTATATTATCATAGGACTTTGCAGCCTTTTTAGTTATCTTGCTCTGCTCAATCATGCCCATTGTAGCATCAGACATCATTTTAGATGCATCGCCAGCCTGCCCAGCCATTGCCGTATAGACCATCAGTGGGGACTGATCCATTTTGTTCATTGCAGCGGCTTTTGTGTTCATCGCATTTTTTTCTGATGCCCAAACTCCGGGGTCATCTAGGCGCATAAATTGGTTTCCACCTTGCATTTCAACAGGGGTATCCAATTTAACCCCGGAGATTTCATCAAGGGTAGAACCTGCATAAGTTCTATCGCCGTAAGCAGGGGTTAAAATCCTCCCTTTCAGATCGGCAATATTAACAGTCTTCTCTGGAGTAAGCAGGTTTTGATCTGTTGTCTTATATTCTATATTCTCGACATAGTCGGGCAGTCTTGTCGCACCCAGACCAGCGGGGTCTAAATCTGCTTTTGTTTTAGGGGGAGGTAGATTTTCTAAAGCCCCAAAGCCTCGCAATGTGCGCTGCAAATACTCGATAGCCTCCGCTGACAGGTCCGCACCGCCCTCAATAAGCTCTCTTATGACTGGGGCAATGGCCCTCAACCTTGCCATTATGCCTTCTTCCTCTTCTTCCTCTTCTTCTTAAAGTCAGCGGCTGTAATTTTTTTCTTATTTCCCGCAACCGCCGCCAACTTCTTTTGCTTTGGTGAATATTTACTGTAAGGCATACTAATAATCCAGTTTGGGACCGCCGTGGCCTAATATTTCGTCCATGACTGAGCGCATGTCGCCGCCGCCATCCATCTTGATGACCTTGACCTTGACGCCTTCTTCCTCTTCTTCTTCTTCTTCTTCTTCGCCAATGCCATATTCCATGTGGTGGCAGAGCAAAAGGAAATTGACAAGCTGGTCGTCACTCAGCTCCAAGCCTTCGCTGTCATGGGCAAAGCCCATCTTCTCTACAAAAAGATCAGCGTTTTCTTCCATGTTTTCTACGTTGACTTCAGCCATGATTATATCCCTTCTTTCCGCAGATTTTCCAAATAACGCTGGAAACCTGGGTCTTCCTTTGATGCCCTCATTGCAGCCATGTCTTCGGGACCACCAGCTCCCGGCATTGGGCCAGCGGCTCTCGGCATTAGGCCACCCGGCATCATTGAGCCAGCAGATCCC